CAATGGTCCTGATGATGATCTTGACTGTATACCATGGGGGATAGCCAAATGAAACTATCTGAACAAGCTCAACTGGACAATCAAATAGCTATGCTAGAGATGGACAATGATCGTATGTCTAAAGAAGTTAATCAACTGATTGATCAAGTCTATCAATTAAAACTAATAATCAAATCCTTATCGGAGGTCTTATGAAAGCATTTCCATATAATCCGCAATTTAATCAAGAACATAATGGCATGGACTTGAGGGATTACTTTGCTGGTCAAATTCTTTCAAAACTTATTGAGTTAGGTATTGAACACGATGAACAAATTATAACTAGTCCTACTTATGTCTCTAAAAGAGCCTATATATATGCAGATGCAATGATGAAAGCAAGGGAGATTACAAATGGCTAACGACAGAAACGATTTTGCACCCGACATACGCAATAGTGCTTGGTGGGCATCTGACACCCGTAGAGCTATCCAAGGTCATGCCGTAGAGACTATCCTAATCAAACAGGGCAAGTTGCCTCCTCCTGATTTGTCAGGTATCGAGGCAGTCCAAATGGGTCACATTATGCAACCTACCATTGGTAGACTAGCACAAGACCGTTTAAAGAAGGAACTAAAAGATGCAGACTACGCACTTACTCATAGTAGCGAGTCTTGGTTTCGCAGTCATTTTGATTTCATTAGCTCTGACGGAAAGACCTTGGTTGAAGTTAAAAACTACAATGCGAATGTTAGACATAAGTTTGATCCTGATACTAATCGGATTCCTCCTGTCGATTACAGCCAGTTAGTCCATGAGAGTGCAGTCCACAGAATTAACCATGTAGTCTTAGCGGTTCTGTTCGGTGGTCAAGAGTTTCATACTTTTGAGTTTGATATAACAGAACAAGAGCAGACTGATCTCATTCAATCAATGGCTGTATTCTGGGGTCATGTTCAATCAAACACGCAACCAGAGGCTAAGAGCATAGAAGATACTAAACTCTTATTTCCTACCTCAATGGAAGGTGTTGTGATAGCTACTGCTGAGATGGAACGTGTTATCGGTGATCTGAAGTCCATCAAGGGCAAGATTAAAGAGTTAGAGGAAATCCAAGAGCAATGGGAGTTAGTATTGCGTAATTCTTTAGCTGATAAGGCTGAGATTCGTAGCTTTGATGGCAATACCCTAGTTACTTGGAAGTCGGCTAAGGCAAGCATGAAGTTTTCTACCGAATTGTTTAAAACCAGTATGCCTGACATTTATGAGAAGTTTATCGTAGAAAGCGCAGGGTCTAGGAGGTTCTTAATCAAATGAATAACTTAGACATAGCAATTTATATCATGGCAGCAAGTAGTATCGTAGACACAATCCTAACTATTTATGAAAGGTTTATATGAGTAATCTCATTCCGTATGCAGACATGGAACAAATGGCTAAAGCCATGGTTGCATCCAAGTTATTCGGTGTTAAAGATGTTAATGAAGTCATAGCACTTGGTTTAGTTGCACAGGCTGACGGGATGCCGTTTGCTAGTGCAGTACGAGACTATGACATTATTCTCGGTAGACCAGCTCTTAAATCCTCTGCCATGCAAGCACGATTCCAAGCTGCTGGCGGTAAGATCGAGTGGCAAGCATACACCGATATAGAGTGTACAGGCGTTTTCTCTCATCCTAACGGGGGTAGTCTCACCTTAACTTGGACAATTGATCAGGCACGCTCTATAGGGCTTGTAAAGCCTAATTCGGGATGGACTAAGTATCCTAGAGCCATGTTACGAGCAAGATGCCTCTCTGAAGGTATTAGGACTGTATTCCCAGGTTGTTTAGGCAATATGTATGCACCTGAAGAAGTCCAAGATTTTGATGAGAAACCGAGAGTCATGCGAGATATTACTCCAACTACATACGCTGGTACTGAGGCGGTAGCTTTGGTAGACATGGTGGATGATGAAGTGGATGTAAACACTTTAAAGCTCTATGTTCCTAATCAAGATGAGCCATACGCTAAGTATCTCAATATCAAGGATTGGCAGATGGGATTTCTAGATATGGCAAGAAGGATTTATACAAGTCCTAAGTTTGATGAGGCAACGAGAGTTGAGAAGTACACAGCATTAAAGGTAGCAAATAAGGAGTACATGGACACTTGGGACTCAATGCAGACTGCGGAGTTACTTGGTGGATTAAACAGATTAAATAAGGAGTTAAATAATGGCTAGTGGACACATTGCACAAGTAGGAAAAGGGGTTCTCATGCAGAACACAAAGAAAACAAGTGAGAAGTCTCCTGATTGGAAGGGTACTCTTATGCTTTCAGAGGACTATAAAGCTGGTCAAACAGTTAAGATTGCTGGTTGGACTAAAGCTACACCGATGGGAAGTCTTATTAGTCTTTCTGAGGACAACTGGAAACCTAATCCTGATTCAAACTATCCAAAAGAGATTCCACGTAAGACTAGTGATAGCGACATTCCCTTTTGATCATCTTGTACTTACCTTATCCACCAAGTATCAATAATTATTGGATTGCAAGTGGACACAGACGCTTTATAAGCCAACGGGGTCGTGATTTTAAGGCTGATGTGTCTACTTACGTTATTGAGCAAAATATTCCCAAATTAGGAACAATTCAAGTAAATATTGACATTATTTTGAGACCTAGATCAAAAAAACTCATGGATATTGATAATTGTATTAAACCAATCCTTGATGCAATACAAGACGCTGGTGTGATTGATGATGACGTACAGGTGGCTAAAGTGAGTATAGAACGTGGATTAATTCAAAAAGGCGGTGGTTGTGTCGTAATGATTGTTCCCATGAGTCAAGACGTGAATCTAGCACCAATTAGCTAGATAGTTAGGTGGTTGCGCCAGCCAACTTTCTTGGCAAGCTGGCATAACCTAAACTGGAGAAAAGAATGAAATCAACGCACTTTGTTTTTTTAGGTATGTGGATTATATTCTGTGGGCTAATTATTTATCTCACCGAACTTAGTCGCAAAGAAGAATATTTCAAAATTGATTGTATGACCGTCATGGGTGGTTGGCATCCTGATATTCCTAAGAAATTTACAGAACTGTGTTTAGCAGCTAAAGGAGAGAGAAATGATCGCTGATACATCCGTTATTGCTTATAACGAACATAAGGCTAGTGGTAAAGTCGGTCAACAGTCTAATTTCCTCTTAAATTACATGAAATCAGGTGTCTCTTACTCCAGACGGGAGTTAGCAAAGCAAACAGGTATCGAGTTATCTTCCGTTTGTGGGCGCATCAATGAACTCTTAGAAATGGGTCTCATTGAAGAAGGCACTAAGCGTAAATGCTTGATTACTCAAAAACTCATTACACCCGTTATAAAGGATGCTCTATTTTGAACTTAACTGTCTTTTCTCTCTATTGGGATAACATTGACCCACGAATTGTCCATCAACAACAACAAGTGATGCACAAACACGGTATTCCTATTCAACAACACCGTATCAATGGATTTGATCACGGCACTTGGATGGATTGGACTATGAAACGTAATTCTGAGTTAGTCCTATTTATGGATATTGATTGCATCATCCTCAACAGAGATAAAGCGTTCAAATATATTGAAATGGCTACAAATGGCAGTTTAGTCGGCAATGTGCAAGCTACCAACCACATGGGTTTTGATATTGCTCAAAAACTGTTCGCTGCACCGTCTTTTCTCTGCGTACATAAAGAAATGTGGACAAAGCTCGGTAAACCGTCTTTTAAAGCCACTCCATACGGAGATGTGGCACAACTACTCACCGATACATGGAAACGCCATAACGTGCCTGTAGAGTACCTTTCTGTGACTAATTTTGAAGTACCGAAGTGGGATTTGCCAGGCGCACCACAATCTTACGGAATTGGCACTACATTCGGTGATTGTGTCTATCATCTCTTTGAATCACGAGAAAGTAGCAATATTGATCGTTTTTTAGCTAAATGTGGTGAGGTGTTAGATGCTTAAAGTAGCCGTAATCACACCATCCGTCAATACAGAGTATTTGATACGTGCAATCAAAAGCGTTCAAAATCAAACACTTGAATGTAAGCATTATGTAGTAAATGATGGAAAAGACGATTTTTCTTGGGGTGGGGAGAGCGTTATCAATTTGCCAGAAAACACGGGAAGGGCAGACGGGGTTATTTGGAACGGTCATCGTATCTACGCTGGCTTGCCATTTATGCTTAATGCTGACTATGTGATATTTTTGGATGAGGATAATTGGTTTGATGAGAACCATGTCGAATCAATGGTCAATCTCTGCGAATCTGAGAACTTAGATTGGTGTTTCTCCTTACGTAAGATAGTCAATCAACAAGGTGAGTTTGTCTGCAATGATGACTGCGAGAGCCTTGGAAACATCGCTGATGCGATTGGTATGGGTCATGGCTTTGTCGATACCAACTGTTACTGTATCCGTGGCAACATATTACCGTCTGTCAGCCCTGCTTGGATGACACCAGCTATCGGTGATCGCACGTTCTACTTAGAGCTTGCTAAAAAATACCCGAACTTTAAATGCACGAATCAATACACCGTCAATTACACGACAAGAGATGCTTTACTTCCAATGTTTATCAACAACCCTAAAAAGGATAAGAATATGCCTAAAGTTTTCCTAGCAACACCCATGTATGGTGGTATGTGTACTGGTTATTACACACAGTCTATCTTACA